AAATAATTGATATTTTGACTGTGGAGTAAACTTAAATGCTACTACTGGAACATTCATAGCTAATAGTTCGTCATAGATTACATCACCACCCATACCTGAACTATCTATTCTAACTTCCTGAACTCTCCAATCTTTACACTCTTTAGCTATACTTTCTCTCTGTAGAACCCAATCTGTTTTAAGCAATTCCATAGCATATACAGATTCTCTAGTTATCCTATCTTTAATAATTAATACTGTAGGGTCTACCTGTTTACCTAAGTCTAATCCAGCTACATATTGCTTATCTCCATTAGGTCTTAATTGTTCTCTGCCAATACTAGCCTCATGTATTTTGCTAAAGAATCCACCAGCTCCTTCTGGCTGTTCAGCTAAATAATGCCTTCGCCATATTGCTTCTGTAGTAAGTTCTTTCTCTTTCTGAATATCTTCTAACTGTTCTTTATTTAGATAATGATTATCAAATGTAGTTGCTCTTATAGATACAGCATTTGCATCAGGTTTATTTTCAGCAGCACGAAATCTTCTGGAAAACCAATGAGACCTAGATATAGGTGGTATACCCTCTATACAAGCCCTACCTAATCTACCAGGAGAGTTAAGGGTAGGTCTTACCTTGTTCCAAGCAGCTTCTTTAATATCTTGACCCTCAGCCATATGCAAAAAGTCTAACCCAACTGTTTGTAGTGATTCAGGGTTATCTGCTGATTTTAACTCCCATAATACAGTTCTTCTATACCTACCAGGCAACCAATTACCTTGCTGATCTCTTAGTTCTAGCTCTACATACATTTCATCTTCTTTCCACCCAGAACCTCTACCACCTGCTTGACCAGCTACTCTCTTTTTAACTATGTGTGGTGGTATGAATGCCTTCATTTCATTCCATACCTGCCTCATTTGAGCTCTAGTAGGAGCTACAGTCCATATATGAATAGGTGGAACTAGGGTATTAGTCATATCTATACCATTAACTACAAACTTCTGTTTAGATGCTTCCTCTATAAGACTTAGAGCTTCCTGTATAACTGCTCTACCTTTACCAGCCCTACGACCAGCCCATATATATTTTACTCTAGCTTTTACACCATGTAATTTCTTTTGCCATTCGCAAGGTATGTAGTTATTTCCACTATACATATAATTTATTAACTATTGATTGTGCTATAGGTATTGATATAGAATTTCCTAAACATTTGTATCTTTGTGTATCAGATATTCCTTTTGTCCAATTATCAGGGAAACCTTGTAATCTTTCAAATTCTATAGGAGTTAGCCTTCTTATTCCTTTGTTTGTTTTAATATATGTTTCGCCTAAACCAAAATGTTTATTTGCATAATTAGCAGTTAATGTTGAGGATATATCAAAAAGTCGTTTATTTCTTCCATGTGTTTTATTTCCTTGTCCGATAGGAAATACTTTTGGTCTACTTCCCCCTCTAGGATATCCGACAAAGTAAACTCTTTCTCTGTTTTGAGGTAAAAACCAGCTTGTATTACACAGTTGCCATTCTCCATTATACCCAATGTCGGCAATCGTTTTAAGTATGTAGACAAAGTCTGCTCCTCCGTTAATTGATAAAAGATTTTTGACATTTTCAAAGATAAAATATTTAGGTCTACATTCTTCGATAACCCTAATTGCTTGATTAAATAAAGTATCTCTACCTCTACCCAGTCCTGTTCTTTTTCCAGCAACGCTAATATCTTGGCAAGGGAATCCGAATGTAACCAGGTCGATGTCCTGGAATGCTTTTGCATTGATTTCTCTGACATCTCCGAGAGCAACGGAGCCTGGAAACCTTCTTTTGTATATTTTTTCTGCAAACTTATCTATCTCACTATAGTATGATTCATTTAGTTTAACCTTATTCCTAATATTTTTTAAGGCTAACCTAAAACCACCTATACCACTAAACAAATCTATGTAGTTAATTCTTTTTACACTACTCAACAGGACTTAGTTCCTCTGGGTCAATGGTTTGTTCAAACTGTTGTAGACCACTACCATTCGATTTGCTGCCGTTTTCGGCTTTCTGGGCATTATACTCTAACTTACTTCTGTATTTAGTAGTATTGTGGTCAACATATTGTTTATACTTTTCAGAATCGTGCTTAATGTTAAGATACCACCCAGCGTCTTCTACAATCTTCTGGTCTAAGTTGGACTTATTGCTTCTCTCTAGCTTGATTAACGCAATAACGCTAGACTCATTAGCTAACTGCTCTACTAGATGACTATGCTTTAGTATAATACCTGTACTCTCTTGTACAGGGTACTCCCCAGTAGAGGCGTAAGCCTCCAAAAATTTTTTGAAATCTGGGTTTTTCTTAATTAGCTTCTCCAAAGAGTCGGATGTCATCTCTAAAGCCTCAGCAATCGCATCTATATCGCCATGCGTAGGCAATAAGACAGCCACTTGTCTAAGAACTCGGTTCCACTTCTCCCATGTAGGGATAGCATCTAGGACCCTCCTCCTCAACCCATCAGGGGTAAGCATACTAAGACGCTTCGCTGCAGTAGGTTTTTTACCTGTTTCCTTGTAAACCATAAAAATAGAATAACATATCTCAACGCTGAGAGTAAGACCATAATATATTCAAGTACCTGGCATGGTGTTACGGCGGTCACGAACAACTATATAATGTCTACCTACTTAGTAAAGATTAAAAATGCTGTGAAATAATGCACAGCATAGATAGATAATAATTAAAATAATTATGTAGATAGATAATGGATTAATAGCCATAAACTAAGAAATATATATAAGTAATCTATAGATAATGTAATGATAATTTATAAGTAATATATGACGTAATAACTACTTAATTAATTAATATATAAATAAGGGTATAAAATTTATAAATGCTAGTTAGGTATCAAAACAAGTTAAAAACGTGAATATGGAGCATTTAAACGCTTTAATGATAGGTATTGAATAGATAATTACTAATTAGATATAAATATGCATACTTCTTAGATTGGAACTTCTCTGGAATTAATCATATGCACAGTTCTTAGATTGAAAACACCCAGACATAATAAGTATTGTGCATAGTTCTTAGATTAGCCTAAACCCCAGAGTAACTCTTATCTTAAAACTATGCATTGTGCGTCGTCCTAGACGACTTTAAACTTAAAAGTGTGCATAGTTCTTAAATAAGAGATCATCAGGAATTAATTATGCCTATGGATAAAAAAGGGTAAAAAAAAAGGGTATGAATAAATTAATATCCATACCCTAATTTTATTTAGTTTGGTTTAGATGTTTAAACCCAAACCATTAGTATTAGTATTTGATTGAGCCACAGCATTAATAGTCTGTGCTTGATTAGAGACTGTCTTATTTGCAATCTCATTATCAAAACATAATCTATATTTTGCTAATGCTCCATCAGGTCGCAAATTCTTATTCCATTCAGAGTTAAAATCTCTTGTTATGTTATAAGTTTTCGCTATAGCCTTATTATCTATATACCACGCTTTCCACTTAATGATTTCTTGATCAGAAAATGCTTTAATCTGTTCTACATTGTTAGAACCTTCAAAACTATTATTTTGAATGGTATTAGTTACGTCTTTAATAACTAAACTATCCATAGTAGAAGGTTGGTTAACACTTCCTACTTCATCAATCAGAATCCATTCAGTAGTTTTATCATTAATCAAAGTCATTAAATGATCATTAGTTACCACCGATAAATTCGGATTGTGTTTTGCTACTATATTTCTAAAATGCTCAATGGAATACTCTTTATTATCTACAGTATTCTTAACCATCTTTCCATATAAATTAGTATCATAAAAACTTGCAAATACTCTGACAGTATTTGCAATTAATTTATCATCATTAACTTGAGATAGTTTAATTGCAAAGTCTTTAATGGATAAACCATAGAAAGAACCATCATTTTTAAAACTAGTCATCTTTCCATCTTCGGATTTATGCACTTCTACATTTCCGAAAACCTTAGATGTAAAGTTCCCTATTATTTGCCAGTCTTGTTTTTTATTATTTTTATACATTAGTTCCTTATTCACTAATTGATTATTAATTAATTTAGTCTTTAGTCTTTAGTCTTAGTTATATTTAATTGTGTTATGTATTGGTTATGAACCTATATAAACTCCCTTCTTTTTACATTCTTTTTTATATAGTCTTTTATGCAACCTTAATTCAGTATTTGCTTTTTCAAAATTTCTTACCAACTTTTTATCTCTATCAGTCTTAAAAGGTAAGTTTGATATTTCATCTATAAAATCTTTATTAAATAATATAGATGTAATAATACTTTTATAGTTAGTTAGTGGATTATTAACAATCTTAATAATACCTATTGTTAAAGGTTGTTTATTGAATTTTTCAATGTTCATAGTTTCCTTAATTTAGTTTTGAAAATTGCAAGATCGCAATCTCTGGAATTAGAATAGTAGAGAAGTAAAAATTGTCAACACTAATAATGTATAGGTTCAAAAACGCTTATAGTTGATATAGTTTATATCAAGGTTGCTACTATATAGCACATAAAACCCCAACTATATAGAATTTTGGTAGTACCTAATACTATGTATAACATAGATAAACATAGATAAATAATCGTCATGTATAGTCATGGCGAATTATGGCAATTTAATATATATAAATTTTACTATGTAACTATATGATAACTATATAATATAATATATATAAGTGTCAGGGTTGACACACTTCGTATCAACAGGGGAAAAAAATGAGAATGGCTCTCAATAATTCTTTCCCAACTCAATTTTTGAAAAGTAATATCTCTCTCTCTCCTTTCGGAGAGAGAGATATTAAAAATGGGGGTTGACAGGGCAAAAATTTTGATGATATGATGATTGATGTTGGTTTCTCACACTCCAACACACAATCCTAAGTATCTAGGGCATGACCTATGGAACTTGGGGTTTTCTTTTAGTGTGGGTAGTAATAAGGAGTTAGTATGAATGAAGTATTAATATATACAGAGTTATACAACACAATATGCAATATAGCAGAAATGCAGTATGGCATTAAAGATTTAAAACTTAGTGAGATTGCTCCACTAGGTAATGATAAGTATAGGCTTGAACCTGAAAGTAGAAAAGGGTTTGAACCTAGTTATGTAGATGTAAAAGTCTATAAAAAGGAAGTAGCAGTATGAGTACATTAGGAGAAAGACTATCGGTAGTAGCAACTGAAAATGCAAAACTACATATAGAAATAGATAAATTAGCAAAGAATAATGCTGATGTAAAAAAATTAGTAGAAACTGATGACTACAAAAGAACTAAATTAGTAACTACTGATAATGCTTTAAGGGGGTATAACTAGATGAAGCAAGTACCATATACAATA